TAACTGACTCAAGATGATTCCTTAAAACGTAATTGAACCAGAAGTGGTAAACGTATATACAGTAAATCCTGTGATACTTGTCTTAGTACCATTGGTTACTGATACTGCGTCTTTAAATGTGTTTGGGTAGCGAATGATTACGATGCCAGAGCCACCACCACCACCATCTGCTCCACCACCACCTCCCGTATTAACAGTACCATTAGCAGTTGTTGCGCCTCCACCACCTACGCCACCAGAAACTGTTATAGCAGACCCACTTGAATATCCATATCCAGCACCACCTCCTGCATAAGTAGTTACAGTACCTGAAATGGATGATGCAATACCAGCACCACCAAATCCATTTAAATTGTAGCCGTATCCATTTAAACCTACAGTTCCAGCGCCCCCACCTCCACCATTACCGCCGCCGCCTGCATTACCTTGTCCTGAAGTTCCTGCGCCTCCAGCATAGTTTATCCCACTAGCAGAAGGGCCTCCTCCACCAGAACCACCGCTAGAACCCGCTGTAGTTTGACGACCACCTCCGCCACCACCAAGAGCAGTAACATTTCCAAAAACAGAATTGCCACCATTTATTCCTTGTTGTTGCACTGGCCCTACTAATGCTGTTCCTCCAGCGCCAATAGTTACAGTTATGGATGATCCTTGTGTTACTCCAGTTAATCCAACAAGAAGTCCACCAGCACCGCCACCGCCGGGACTAGAAATACCACCGCTACCACCACCTGCAACAATAAGATACTCAACGTAATTAGTCGCAATAGAGCCACTCCAAGCCTTCTGGATCAAGCCTTGTAACTGCTGTTTGAGGTTGAAAAGTCCTGTTGCCATAGTTTAAAACGTGATCGTTCCTGATGCGTAAAAGACATAGACGTTATATCCACCTGCTTGGTAGTAAGTAGGTGAACCTGTGGTTGATGTGGCTTGTTTTAGATATGCTGGGTATCTTAGGACTACGATGCCTGAACCGCCGCCGCCAGAATAAATTCCTGCGCTTGCCGCACCTGCGGTACTTCCACCACCACCGCCCGTGTTTGCTAATCCACTCTGCCCCAAAACAGCAGTTGATGTTGTGGGACAAGTAGCACCATTCCCGCCACCACCGCCACCTCCAAGACCGCCTACTCCAGTTACACCAGAAACATATTGTGCGCCGCCGCCTCCACCTGCGTATTGGACTGAAGAACCTGTAATGGAAGAAACTATTCCAGTACCACCATTGCCAGCAGAAGATGTTGATCCATTTGTACCTATTGATCCTGCACCGCCGCCACCTCCACTAGCATAATTTGGTGCGCCAGACCCAGAACCGCCTGAATTTCCTTGTCCAGATGTTCCAGAACCACCTGTACCAGAACTGTTGCCACCTCCGCCACCTGAACCGCCAGATGCGCCATTTGTGCTTACGCCACTAACTCCACCACCATAACCGCCACCTGTGGCAGTTATTGACCCAAATACAGAATTAGCTCCACTTGTTCCTAATGCACTATAAGATGCACCAGAACCTCCTGCGCCAATAGTAACTGTTATGGATGAGCCAAGAGTTATTGAATAACCTGTGGCAGTTAATAACCCACCTGCTCCTCCACCTCCGCCATCACTACTACCTGCTCCACCACCTCCAGCAACAACAAGATACTCCACAGTCTGAACAGGATAGTTCAAACCGTTGTACTGAGGGCCTTTGAAGCCTCCGGGGTTAGACAGAAAGGTCATGGTTTAATCAGAGATTGATTCGTAAGAAACAATAAAAGTAAGATTGTTTGCAGTACCACTTGTGATACTGATACATGAATTTTCATTCAAATAAAACGCTGTGGTCTTATCGCTCAAAATAACAGTTGCATTGGGTGGAACTGAAATGGTCGATGCAAATGGATACGCAGTACCTCCCGATGGAGCAGAACCTTGTGCCGTTGCATTGGTGTAAATAGCCGCAGTCGCATTCACTGCACTTGAGCTAGTATTACAAGCCATGATGGTGTCTATCTTATAAACTAAACCACTTGATGCGGCATTGTTCAATAAAGACACTGCTGTTATGCCAGAAGGCGTGTACTGAGTCGTTACACCCAAAATTGTTGCTACCGTGACGATATTAGGATTAGCCATTTAATACTCCTTAGAATCCAAAGACCATCGCCATTGCAATGGATTTACCTGTTGATATACCCGTTGAAACCGCTGCCCATGTTGGCGCAGCAGAACCGTTTGATTTCAAATAGTAACCTGACGTACTACCCGATGTGAACGCATAGGCTGTACCTGTACCATAAGCTATCTCACCTGCGGTTGGCGTAGCCGTGCCACTTGTACCGCCGTTACCATAAGCTAGTGTACCAGCCAGTGTGACTGCACCTGTTGTAGCTGTGCTGGGTGTTAATCCTGTAGTACCAGCAGAAAATGATGTGGTAACTACTGTGGTGCTGATCTTGATGAAGTCACTGCCGTTCCAAGCAATAATGGCTTTCTCGCCGCTTGCTATTGTCACACCTGTTGTTGGGCCTACACCTACAATTTTGACAGATTGTGAGGTAGATGTTGCATTGATAACAACGTAGGTTTTACTGGATGCGGGTACTGTAATTGTTAAAAGACTCGCGGGGTTACCAGTACAGTTAATGACTTGATACTGCGCCGATCCCGTGGCCCCCGCGCCCACCTGTGCAAGATTGGTTGCTGAGTTTGTACCCGCAGTCAAAGAAAGCGTTACAGCCGTTTGGCTACTTGAAATGGTTTGTGTACCAGCAATGGCGGTATCCAAATACTGTGTTAAACCATTGTTTACATCATCACCCCAATTACCAGATTCGGTTCCTGTTGTGATAAGCGGTAATGCTAATAGCGATGTGGGTGTAATAGTCATGTTTTATCCTTGTATCAACGTCCAAGCCGCTGACTCTGAGTTGTCGATATTTTGCCATGTAATAGATTGATTGTCATTAATTAAACTCCAATAAACCGCATACATTGTTCCAAGTTGTCCTACTGCGCCCACTCCTTGTAGTGTAGCACCTCGGCCCGACATTGTCACTGAAGCAACCGCTGTTGTAGCTCCTACTCCAGTCAAAGCAATTGTTATATTAGCCCCAACAGTTCCTACATCTCCTTTGGCTATGTTAGCCCCCAACGGGACTCCCAAAGCTCCGACTGCTCCTGAAGCACCAACACCAGTCAGCCCAGCTTGTTTAGCAGCTACTACCGTTCCAACCGCACCAGAAGCACCAACTCCTGTCAACGCAATTGTTATGGTAGGCCCAACTGTTCCAACCAAACCTGACGCAAAATCCCCAGTCCCAGGATCAGACTCGGTTACCGTAACTGACCCAATGTTTCCTACACCGCCAACCCCGGTGATGGGGAAAGACTGTGACCGTACAACCGATCCTACAGCCCCGCTACCCAATACCCCAGTCAAGGCCGCTACGTTGCTAATCGTAACTGAACCTGTACTGCCTGTACCTCCAACACCAGTCAGAGCTACCGTGACGTTTACACCAGTATTACCAACCGTACCACTAGCTTGTACGCTAGTTGCATTTATTGTGCTAAGACCCCAAGGGCCTTCTCCCCAAGGCCCATACCCCCAGCCTTCAGTTGTAGGCGTACCCTGGCCGAAGTTGCCATTCCCCCACGGGTTTATGCCCCAACCTACAGCCATACCTCACCTTTTAGGTGGTTGTCAAACGCAGCAAAGCCGCACTTGATGAGTTGGTAGGCATTGTCAAAGTGAAAGTACCCGCCGTGATAGTTTGCGCACCAAATGTATGAACGCTCACTGCCTTGTTACTCTTGGAAGAGTTATACAACAACACAGTATCGAAAGCTGTAGTCACAGTCATCGCCGTCCATTGGAACGAGGCTGTAGGAGTCCAGTAAGCCGCGCCTGCTGTTACAGACGTATTGGCTGCCGTTGGGCTTGTTCCGTTTGTGACCGTGACTCCACCCGCTGTGTATCCAGTACCAGAAGTGTTTGTCACTTCACCTGTAGTGGAGTAAGCGGTGGTACTAGCATTCAATGTGGCAGTTGTGAAATACAACGCTGCCTTGAACGTATCACCCGTACCAGTCGTGAAGTTATGGGTAGCAGTCATTAGCTCGCCCATGAAAGAGGTGCACATTGATTGAGTATTTGCCATGATAAGTCCTTAGAATGAAGCAGTTGCGCCATCTACAAAAGACGGCATTTTCTTTAGGGTAACGTGAACCGAACGATGTACAAGCTCACCATCAAGGTAATACTCATCCCATGTTGTATATTCATTTTCATTGTCCAAAGAGCCTGGTTTATGCTCTAACAATGAAGCATCCATGTCGCCTTTGGTGGTTGTGATGATCATGCTATCCTCAATATTGCGTTGGTGCTGTTAACAGCGGGGAATTGAATCGTGAAAGAATTAACACAAGTCTTATCACTACCAAAATCTAATACCGCAACAGATGCGTTATTTTGACTTGCATTGTAGATCAACGCACCACGACATGTAAATGCTGCTGGATTCCATATTGCATTGGCAAATGACCAATAAGCCACCGTGCCATTTGCAGAACCAGATGTTGGGGTTTGCGTAATCGTCAGGGGGATACCGCCTTGCGTGTACCCGTTGCCTGTTGCGACTTCGCCAACAAGTTGCGTTGAGTATTGTGTTGTTGCCGCATTGAGAGTAGCGGTAGAATTGAACAATGCAATATAAAATGTATTGGGGCTGGTTGGCCCAAAGTTGTGTAAACCTTGAGCCAATTGAACCTTGAAGCTGGTCGTAGCGGTTTGAACTAAACTCATGTGACCGCCTGTCTAAATTGTGGAGTGCGGTACGCATCTTGACGTTCCATACCATCGCCAAGACGTTTAGCAAGAGCTAGAGCTTCCATATATTTTTGGTTATAAAGCGTCATCATGTCGGTTTCACCTTTCATAAAGGTATAAGCCTCAACAAGAGAGCCATACAAAAGCACGGTATCAAAGTTGTCCCCAAGCCAAGTAGTACCACTTGGGTTGTTAACGGTATCTGAGATTGATACTGGGTAATAGTAATAATGCAACTCAGCGGTATAAGCAGTATCAGGAGTGGGGCCCAGTATAAAAGACAATTCATTGGTAATTGCCCCGCTTGCTACTGTTGGCCCAAACAAAGCGTAATACTGTGGCGTTCCGTAAGAGTTTGGAAAGCCATATGCTTCACGAATAAAGTTAACGTCTTTATTTAGTAAATACTGAAATTGGCCTTGGAACGTCACCGTTCCTGACACAGCCCCTGTATTTATAGCAGATAACGCCACCGTAGTCCCTGAAATACTAGTCACATACGCATTAGCTGCAATACCTGTACCCTGCACCAATTGACCCACAGCAATGCCGTTGGTGCTTGATACTGTGATCGTAAGAGCACCCGCAGCTCCCGTAGCAGTAACGGCGTTTGTGTTGGTCGTATATATAGCCAGTGAATATGGCGCAAGAAAATCATTGGGAGAAGACAGGTATTGGTTGTAAGGAGTGATGGTTCCCGTCACGTTTTTACGCAATGACGGAAACTGAACCGAGTTATAAATACGTTGTTCAGCTTGTTCAACAAAGACAGGAATATCCGCTACGAAAGTAGTCTCGTAGTTCTGCGTATAGTCTTGTATCAGTTGTTTAAGCTGAGTGTAATTCATGCCATCGGGCCTCTTGCCATCACGCCTTTAGTCGCTGCGCCTGTACCACGAATCTTGATGCCTTCGGTCTCAACACGGTCATCCATCGTAATAGACACGCCCATAAGTGGTACCCAGTTCTTTTTCTTCTGGAACTCAGGCTCTGTACCCGCATCTTTAGGGCCAACAGGCTTGCCTTCCATTGTGTGAGGCTTTGCGTACTCAGACGCAGGACGATTATTTTTAGCCATTTTGGCAGACTCTTTTTTATCTAGGAATTTAACTTTAAATTCTTTATCTCCGCGTTTTTCGGCAGCTTTTAATGCTGCTACAGCACTTGGATAGTTTTTCATTTAACCACCTCTTTGGTTTCTAGCGCGTGCCATGTTACGGCCTTGCGCGCGCATGTCTTTACCTGTGGGGCCACCCTTTTTCAACTTGGACAAGTTGGTGTGTTTGCCAGGGTGTTCCTGCTTATCGTGCATAGAAAAAGCTTTTTTGATCAGCTTTTTGTCTTCTTTGATGTCATCGTGTTTCATTCTAAACTCCTACGTTGTAACTATTGTGACTGTACCAACTTGTACCTGCGATATCAAGGCATTTTGAGTCAACGCGACATCAAAACTACTAGCTCCACCCACGGGGTTCCATCCCCACTGAAAAACTCTGCTACCACCACCAATACTACCATCAGATGTCGTACCCGATGCGTAATATGTGGTGTCAGGACGTGGATCACGCACGCCTTGGGGGTCATCTACTGGGTACATACCCAATTGCAACTGAGGCTGATCTGGATCCCAACAAGCTGGACAGACTTTGAGGTCATAAACCTTGGTTTTGATGATCTCTTTTTTGAGCTCTGTCAGTTTAAACTGGAATCCGCACCGATCACACTCGGCAATCGAGTTTTTGCCAGAGGAAAATCGGTTACCCATTACGAATAACCCCCACCAATGTACATTCTACGAGGTACAAAACGCACTGCCGCCTTCTCATGATCCTCTGCCGCAGCCAATTCCCACGCTTCATCGTACTGAGCCTTTAAAACTTGTAGTCTTTCAAGTGCTCCTGGGATTTTTAAAGCCATGTAATAGGACAAACCCGCAACTAAACAGGGAATAAAACGGAAAGGTACGTCTGGAATGTTGGCTCCGCCCCCAGCATCTTGGACTCTGCGCATGCGCCAGTAGACCAATTGCCACGTTGTTGAGCCATCAGGCGTTGGCCACACAGTTACGCTGTTCTTTTGGGTCAAAAGTAGGGGTGTTCCAGCCACATGAGTGGCCGCAATCGTATTGCCTTGACCACGAGTGCAGTTTAAGAGGTACGCGGGGTTACCATTGGCAGCGGGTTGTAGCTCATTCCAGCCAATCAGCTCGTTATCAAGCGTAATCCATCCAGCATTGGGCAGTCCAGTCAACGTGGTGACCGCTATTTGAGTGTCTGTAGTACCCACAGCATTCAAAACGGTGATTCCTGTGGGCTGTGTGTTGGCCGTTAGACGCTGAATCCACAACTGGATAGGGCGTCCTTGGATCAGTTTGTTAGGGATTGTGGCGTAAGTAGAAACACTGATACGCGTGATGGTCAAGTCCGCCTGATTACTGGGCTGGTTTTGTTGGGTTCTGATAACGTGTTCTAGTAGATCAACTGTATCATCTGGCAACACATATGTGGGTTGTCCTTGAGCCAACGTGATAACGTCTTGCTCAAATGTCCACATGTTGATCCCGCGATTTGCCCAGTCGGCAAATAACAGGTTCATTGACCTGCGTGCGGTTCTAATGTCATATCCAGTGCGCGACTCACCACCACAACGTTCAAAAGCTTCTTCAACAAGCTCTGTCAGTTGTAGGTTAAACGATGATGCGCCTGATGTCTGTGCCATTACTTAGCCGCCCGCATGTTATCAATCAAATTTGGGTAGGGTCTACCTGCCGCTTTTGCGGCTTTCTTTGCTGCAGTCTTTTTAGCGGGGCTTAGTTTTTTGGATTTACCCAAACCTTTGGGTCTAGGCTTGTCCCAAACTTCGCCACCCTTTTTGTAGACTGATACATCGTTTGGATTATCCTTGCGATGTATCGTTTTTCTACCGGGCATTTTGGATGGGTTGATGTCGCCCATACCCCGGCTGGCAATCATTTTTTGGCCGTCCCACCGCCACACATCACGATGTGACCTTTGGTCTTGCCTTTTGAACAACAGCCATCTGCACGCTCAGAAGCGCGGTGTGCTGTGCCGCATTTTTTCATACCACCGGGACGCATCGCAGCCATACCAGGATTAATAGGCATGCGAGAACCTGTTGGGCGAGTCATTGGTCTAGCCATTGGCATCATAGGCATGATGTACTCCTAGTCGTGTTTTTGGTGCTTGTGCAAATGCTCGATCTCGTGGTGGTGCAACTCGTGACCAGCCGCGTGCTCTTTGTAGTGATGGTGGTGATGCACATGACCGCCTTCGTGATGATCCTTCATGTGGTGCACATGGTGTTTGTGCTCATGGGGATGCTCGTGTCCAGCAGGATGAACGTGCTTGTGGTGTTCGTGGTGTTTGCTATGCATGATGTCCTCACTTCTTGTGATGATGTTTAGCGTGGCCACCACGCTTCATACCCGTTGTAGAACCAGCCATTTTGGGCTCCGTGCCTTTGGTGTGGCCACGCTCTTGAACAGCATGTTCGCCAAAACGCTTGTTACCGCCTTCTTTGACCTTGGCCATCTTGGCTGTGGTCATGCCCTTTTTCTCTTCAACGCCATGCTTGCCAGTGACTTCGCCACCTTTAGCATAAGCTTTGTGATGGGCTGTACCGCCGTGCTTCATCGCTTCTTTCAAGTGATGATGCGCCATCTTCATGTGATGAGAATGCATTTCGTGCTTTTCCATGTTTCCACCTTCTTTAAAAGTCTTGCCTTTGTCGGCGTTGCTAAAATCTTGTCCCACTGTTTGTGGAACCCCTACCTTCTTTGCAAACGCCTTGTTATGGGCAATTGCTTCCATAAACTTGTGTTGTTTTGCGCTGGAGCTTGGCATATTAAACAACCCTTCCTTTTGTGTGTCCCCTGATGGCACAGCCATCAGCACAGTTCCAAGCCCGAAGGCTTTTGTTAATCCGACTGTTGGGATCGTTGGCCGTCTTTGATGACGTTAACTTCTTTTTCATCCCCGACATTCGTGCGCAAAAAGAATCCCTGCGAGAGCCGCCCTCGGGTTGCGGACGCTTTAAATGCATCCCCTCCTTCGCGGCTGACGCTCTTCCTTTGGCGTTTAGACCGCCATTCGGATTCTTCCCTTCTTTGCGTTGCCATGCTGGTGACTTAGCCATAACAAATCGTTACCGCTGCAACGTGGGTTAATGAAGCGTAAATTCCATTGGAAGCAAGAATGCCTTCGCCGGGAATGTTAACAAC